GAAACCTCATCACGCCCGATGACCTCATCGAGCGCAGCACCGGCCAAGATGGCGAAGCCGTGCGTCATGCCGCCATCGACCAAAAGCTCGACAGCATCCGCTACGCCATCAGTCGCGCCAAAAACCTACCCCTCGACCAGGTCGAAATCCCCGCCAGCGTCGCCCTGGCCATCGGCATGGGTCTGAAAACATTGCAGCCCGCCTCCGGCATCCTCACCGCCCTCAATCCCGCCACCCTCGCCGCCGACATCGCCGCAATGGATTAGGCAAGGGAATGGGTGGCAATGGAATAAAAACCTCCGGCATTCCTTTGCCACCCATTCCCTTGCTATCCTCACACCGACCTTACAACGCACTAAACAGCATGAAAAAGAATTTAGCAGATAGTCTAATTGAAAAATTCGAGGAAACCATTCAAGATCACTGCCTTGACCTCGGCGAAGATGGAGAGCGTAGGTGTGCGCAAGATGCAATTTTTGCGCTCACTCATGTGCTTGGTAAGCAAGCGGCTTTATCCAAAAACAAACACAATTCAAAGCATTGTGTGATGTATAATGTGCTCTCGCATGCAGTTGGAGCGATGCAGCAGCAAAAAAGTCTCGAAGTAGAAATGGAGCTTTTTGTTCATATTACGGGACCAAAAGGAGAGAGGGTTAAAGACTAGCCGAGCTGGATGCCTAGAGTTCGTTGTTCACGCTTCAGCGTGTCCACGCGGCTTTGACATGCCCCCGCCAGCATGTCCCGCAAGACCTGGTTCACCATCCGCAATGCCGCCTCCACCGATGCCCCCGCTGAAATCTCCATCCACGACGAGATTGGAGCCTGGGGCGTCAGTGCCAAAGACTTCCTCGCCCAGCTCCGCAGCATCGCGGCAGCGACTCCGATCCATCTTTCACTCCACTCGCCCGGCGGTGAAGTTTTCGATGGTCTTGCCATCTATCATGCGCTGAAAGCCCGCGGGAATGTCACCGTCCGCATCGAAGGCCTCGCCGCCTCCATGGCCTCCGTCATCGCCATGGCAGGCACGCGGATCGAGATGCCGCGCAATGCCTTCCTCATGATCCACAACCCCAGCGGCTTCGCCATGGGAGATTCAGGAGACATGCGCCAGCTCGCCGATCTCCTCGACAAGATCAAAGGCAGCCTCATCGCCGCCTACCGCGACCGCACCAAGAAGAGCGATGAAGACCTCACCGCCATGATGGATGCCGAAACCTGGCTCACCGGCGAAGAAGCCGTCGCGCAAGGCTTCGCCGATGCCACCACCGATGAAGTCGCCCTCAGCGCCTCCGCCTTCAAAACCGCCCGCATCACCGCCGCGCTGCGTCATGTGCCGAGTGCCCTCTTTGACATCGCACTGCCACCGTCGCCATCGCGCACTCCCACCCCAATGAAAGCACTCCTCGCCCTCGCCTCACTCGTCGGCATCACCGTCAAGGGTGATGAAACTGAAGACCAGCTCACCGCTGCCATCACCGCGCACAAGCCGCAGTCTCCCAACGTCGTCATCGACTTCGAGGACGCCGCTGTGAAAGCCGCCTTCGCTGCCAGCATCACCGAGGCCACAAAGGACGACAAAGCCAAGCTCACCGCGCTGGAAACTGAGCTCACCAAAATCACCGCCCTCCTCGCCAACGGAGCCGCCGGAGCCGCCGGTGGCAATCCTGCCATTCCCGGCGCTCAGCAGACCACCAAGACCGAAAACACCATGACCCGCGCCGCCTTCAACAAGCTCTCCCATGCCGAGCGCAATGACTTCATGGGAGCCAAAGGCAAGCTCACGGAAGACTAATCACCACCAAACCCACCTCACCCGCCGCTCAAACTCCATCGCACCTCCATCCATGAAACACATCAAGCTCCTCGCCGGTCTCCTCTTCCTCGTCGCCCTCGTCGGCGTCACGCTCAAAACCGCTGCCCTCTTCGGCCCCGTCGCCGCTGCGGCAGCCTTCGCTGTCACCTTCTTCATCGGGGTCAATGCCCTCGATACGAACTGGCAGCCCTCCGCCCGTCTTTGCCTGAATGACATCAGTATGACGGGCCTCACGGAAATCCTTTATGCCGCTCGCGACATGGTTGTCGCGGAGCCGGTGGGATTCTCTCAAGGCGTCATGGTCAATGCCGATGTCACGCCCGTCTCCATCAATGGCACCGTCACCTCGTTGCGCACGCAGGAGCCCACGTTGATCGATAGCTACACCCCAGCCATGAGTCTGCCATCGGCCACCGACATCACCACCGATGTCGAAAGCATGACCATCGACAGCGTCGCGGGTGCTGCCATCCCGCTCAAAGGCGAGACCTTCCTCAAGCTCGCCAATACCGTCGGCGCGGAGCAGGCCATGACGAGCCTTTACGCTCAAAGTCTGCGCAAGATCCGCAACACCATCGAGGCCGCCATCGGCGTCAAAGCCAAAAACGGCGCTTCCCGTGCCACCGGCACCGCAGGCACCACGCCCTTCGCTTCGAACCACAACAGCATCAACGCCCTGCGCCAGATCCTTGAGGATAACGGCTGCCCCGTCAATGATGGCGAGCTTTCCCTCATCATCTCCACCACGGCCGGCACAAACCTGCGCAATCTTTCGCAGCTCACCAAAGCCAATGAGGCCGGTGCCGATTCCCCGCTTCGCCGTGGCGAGCTGCTGAACATCAGCGGCTTCTCCATCCGCACCAGCGGCGGAGTGGCCTCCCACACCAAAGGCACCGGCGCTTCCTACCTCATCGACGAAGCCTCCGGCTATGCCGCAGGCGTCAAGACCATCCACGTCGATACTGGCACCGGCACCTTCTTGTCTGGTGATGTGATCACCGTGGCGGACGATCCTGCCGCCGGTGCCTACGTCATCAAGACCGGCTTTGCTGGCGATGGCGATGGCGACATCGTCATCAATCACCCTGGCCTTCGCGGAGCCATCGTGAACAACAAAGCCGTCACCATCGGCAACAATTACACCGCCAACATCGGCTACCATCGCAGCGCCATCGAGCTTGCCATGCGCCCACCAGCGCAGCCTCCAGGCGGTGATGCCGGTGAAGAGATCGCCACGCTCATTGACCCAGTGAGTGGCCTCACCTTCACCGCTCGCCTTTACAAAGGCGATGGCATGAACGTCATCCGCATCCTCTGCTTCTACGGCATCAAAGTCTGGAAGCCCGAATGCGTCGCCACGCTCCTCGGCTAATCGTGAGACTCTCACCCGGCGCGGTTATTCTTCGCCCGCCGGTGTCCCCTGCGCCGCGTCCCTTTTGGTTGGGGGACGCGGCGCTTTTTTATGCCTTCACGCTTTGACATTTCCACCCCGGCATGTCCGCCGCCCTCGTCACCAGTGAAAAGCTGCACCTCGCAGGACTGCTCCAGCGCAACCCCTGCACCATTACCCTCGGCGCTCGCAGCATCTCCGCCGCTTACATCGCACGCCGTGGCGTCAAGTATGAGCAGGACGGCGGCGTCATCCAATCGCGCACCATCAAGATCGTCGTGGCCTGCGCACTCCTGCCCGCGTCCGACATCATCGACGCCACCACCGACGCCACCCGCGCCGTCCGCTTCACCCACGTCGAGACCGGGAAAGTCTATGCCCTCGACACCGAAGCCGGGGCCCCCAACCTCTCCCCCCACGGCGTCTTCTGGACCCTCACCGGCCACCAGGTCACCACGCAATGATCAGCGCCAACGTCCAACTCGGCCCGCTGCTCAAAAAGCTCAAACAAGTTCCGCGTGAGGCCGCTGCGATCATGGCGAAGGCCATCGAAGATGATGCACGCGGCTTTGTGCGCGACATCACCGCCATCACACCACCGAGCATGGGCAAAGCCAATCCGGCCTCAAAAAAACGCGGCGAGTCTGCCGTCATGCGCGACGTGTGGAAAGTCTATGCCACCCCTGGCAAACTTTACGCCATCATCAAAGCGCGTGACGAAAAACTCGCCGCCGCATTTTGGGCAGCGGTGAAGCATAAAAACTGGCCGCAGACTGCCCGCATTTGCAAAACGCTCGGACTCAAAGAGC